CTAGTCAACCATATTGCTGATCTAGATAAAAAAATTGCCAGTATGCGGTTTAACATCGATCAACTTACTGTAGGACGCGGCGCGTTTGTCAATATGTTGAGCGAAGCGCTTAAAATAGAAGAAGGTGAATGAGGTTTTTATTTTCTTTATCTCTTACGCTTTTTATGTTATGCTATAGTAGTACAGCAACTATAGCTCAAGATAACTATTTAGTATGTCTTGATGACGTAGAAAGCGTAAGAGAAACTTTAAAAAACGAAAATAAAAAACTAATTTTTACAGGACTGTCTATAACACAAGTTCCATTTGAACTTTGGGCTTCTACCAATAGCTACATTATTTTTTTCTTATCGTATGATGGAAAAATGTGTACCTCTCCTGGCATGACTGGACAGACTATTCAAATCAATAGGAATATATAAGCATGACCGTAGAATCTGCAACATACATTAGTCAGCTTGTTCCGGCTAATCCTTCTTCTAGCGACAATATTAGCGAAGGGGACGATCAGCTTCGCCTGATTAAATCAGTGCTGCAGTCACAGTTTCCCAACATTGGACCAAATGCTGTTAACCTTACTGCGTCGCAGTTTAACAAACTTGGTTTTGAAACCGGAACTGTTTTGATGTATGCCTCTAATGCTATTCCGGTTACACAGACAATCACTGGTATCAATGACTGGTTGCTTTGCAATGGAGATGCTTACAGCACCTCTACGTACTCTGCTTTGTACGGAATTATTGGAACAACCTTTGGAACAAGTGGTTCTAACTTTAAGGTTCCTGATTATCGGCAGTACAGTCCTGTCGGCGTAGGCGGCACGTTTGTGCTTGGCTCTGCAACCACGGCGCAAGCTGCTACAGGAACAGACGTTATTAAACTTCAGCCAATTAACTTCATTATTAAGACGTAATACAATGGTTGTATACAGAGGCGAAAAGTTCTCAGGGTACAACAAGCCGAAGCGTACCCCAGGTAAGAACAAGAAGTTTGCAGTACTGGCCAAGCAGGGACCAAACGTTAAACTTATTCGTTTTGGCGACCCAAACATGTCTATCAAAAAAGACCAGCCGAAAAGACGAAAGAGTTTCAGAGCGCGTCACAAATGCGATACCAACCCGCCTAGCAAACTATCAGCTAGGTATTGGTCTTGTAAAAAGTGGTAAACATTAACTAGGAGAAAACCATGAAAAGTTACGCAGGTGGTAGCCACGGTAAAGGAAACCGTCCGGTACAGTCAGGTATGGGCAATAAGCCTGTTTCCAAATCTGGCGGTAACCGTTTCCCGGCTGGCAAAGGTAAATAGTATTGGACACTAAAGAAAAAGCTGCTCAAGCTTCTGTAATTCTAGGTAACGAAGCCTTTCAGGAAATGGTTAAGGGACTAGAAGAAAATTTGGTACTTGAGTGGAAAATATCTGACAATCCTGAACACAGAGAATTTTGTTGGTTGAAGTTGAACGCTCTTAGTTCAATTTTGGAAGACCTAGAAGCTTTCATACACAACGACAAAATCGAAAACAACTAACAATGAGGTAAAAATATGAGCGACGGTCAGACCAATCCGACTGAGTCGGAAGTCAACACGCCACAGCTTAATATGCTTGATGTCATGTTTGGAAGTGAAGAAAACACTAATCCAGAAGTAACATCATCTGAAGAAGTATCTGATTCAACTGTGGAGTACGAAACGGAAGTTGAGTACGAAGCAGTAGACGATGGCGAAGTAGAGTCATCAGAAGATGATAACGAGTACGACGTATACGAAGAAGAGGAAGTTGTAGAGACCTCACCTAGCTATACCGTAAAGGTAGACGGCGAAGAATTTGAGGTTACCCTAGACGAACTCCGAAACGGATACCAGCGTCAGGCGGACTATACCCGTAAGGCGCAGTCTCTAGCTGAACAGCGTAAAGCTTATGAAGCTAACCTAGAGGCAGTAAATCAGGAAAGGCAGCAGTACGGTCAGGTTCTGGAGAACATGGCTCAGTACCAAAACCTTGAACTTGCACAGTACCAAAATATCAACTGGCAGGAACTCAAAGAAAACGACCCCATGGAGTACATGGAAAAGCGTATTGAGTTTCAGGATGCTAAGGATAAAGTTGTTCAAATTCAAGCAGAACAACAGCGAGTTCGTCAGCAGACCGAAGCAGAATTTACTCAGCGTTTGACCAATGTTGTCAAAACTGAGGCTGAGAAACTTTCTCAGATTTTGCCAGAGTATGCTGGTCCCGATTCGACCCTTCGCAATGAACTGAGAAGTTACGCCCTAAATCAGGGTTTTTCTGAACAGGACATTGACGGAATTACCGATCATCGCGTAGTCCTCGTGTTGCACAAAGCAATGATGCAGGACAAAGCGACAAAAGGCTCCAGTCAGAAGGTTCGCAAATCTGTTCCCAAAGTTGTCAAGTCTGGAACTCCTGAGTCTAAGAAACAACGGAGCACCAAGGCAGCGCAGGTTAAACGAGAGAGGCTGGCTAAGACGGGGAATAAGCGAGACGCGACAAATGTGTTTCTTGACTTAATCTCTTAAAATAGGAGGCCATTATGGCTCAGCCCACAGGTGTTTATGTAACCTTTTCCGCAGCGGGTCTGCGGGAAGACCTCGAAAATGTGATTTACGATATCTCTCCGACCGACACTCCCTTCATGTCGATGGGTGGTCGCACGGATGCGGTTGCTGTTAATCACGAATGGCAGACGGATGCACTTGCTGCAGCGTCGGCTACTAACTTCAACGAAGAAGGTTCGACGCTTGCCGCTGCTGAACCGACCCCGACCACTCGCATTGGTAACATCTGTCAGATCAGCCTGAAAACCACACTGGTTTCCGGCACGCTTGACGCGGTGTCGAAAGCCGGTCGTAAGGAAGAACTGGCTTACCAGATGACCAAGCGCGCTTCTGAACTGAAGCGTGACATGGAAACCTCGCTGGTCGGCGTTAACCAGTCGAAGACGGCCATGGCGGCTGATACCACGGTTCGTAAGCTCGGTTCGCTTAGCTCCTGGGTCACCACCAATGCCAGCGTTGGCTCTGGTGGCACGGCTGCTGGTTCTGGCGGTAACGGTACTGCTCGTACCGACGGTACGCTCCGTACCTTCACTGAGTCGCTCCTGAAGGCTTCTATCCTTCTGGCGTATGACAACGGTGCCAACACCAAGTACCTGATGATGGCTCCGTCGCAGAAGCAGACCTTCTCCAGCTTTGTTGGTGTCGGTGGTGCTTCTGGCGTGTCCAACTTCAACGATGTTGCTGACCAGCGCATCATTGGCGGCATGGACATCTATGTCAGTGACTTCGGTGAGATGGCGGTTGTTCCGAACCGCTTCCAGCGTAGCCGTGACGTTTGGCTGCTTGACCCCGAGTACTATGGGGTTGCGTATCTGCGTCCGTTCTCGCAGCGTGAAGTTGCCTCCACGTCGGACGGCGAACAGCGCGCGATCATTGCTGAGTACACTCTTGTTGTTAACAACGAGAAGGCTCTCGGCGCGGTCTACGACGTTAACTAGTCTAATCGGGGAGGGGGCATTTAGCTCTCTCCCCATTTTAGAGGTTACCTATGTATAAAAATCCTATTCAAACTCAGTTCAACTATGACCACTCTGAGGACAATGTTGTCCTTAAAAATATGCAGGACGTGCAGCCTATCCTAGAGATGAATAAAAAGGAAATGGCTGGTGACTCGCCTTACGGAGCGCAGAACAATCCTAACATGCGTAAAGTGGCTAGTATCCCTCTGGTGATTATTGAAAAGTGGAAACGTGAACTTGGCATCGACATCATGGACAAGAATGACATGCCAAAGATTAAAAAGCTTCTTAATGACCCTGAGTATCGTTGGCTTCGAACACATGAAAGCAACTTGTAATGGGCTTGGCTACTTATTCAGAGTTGAAAACTAGCGTTGCTAATTATCTCAACCGGGATGATTTGACCAGCGTAATTCCTGACTTTATCTCTTTGACAGAGAACCGCATGAACCGCGACCTGCGTGTTCGTGCAAACATGATTCGTGCAAACACTACGACTACAAGTGGCACAGCGTTCTACGACTTGCCCAGTGATTTGATCGAACTTAGGAACATTACCTACAACTCTGGTTCTCAGGTGTATGCCTTGGCTTACCTTTCACCTGAGTCAGGTAGCCGCGAGTACGGCAACATTGTTTCTGGTGCTCCTAAAGCTTATACAAACTTGGGTAAGAACATCGAACTCTACCCAGCACCAGACGGTGAGTACTCCATTGGTATCAACTATTACCAACAGTTGACACCGTTGTCCAACACAAACTCTACTAACAACATTCTTCAGGCTTTCCCAGACTTGTATCTTTACGGTTCATGTTTGGAGGGAGCTACCTATCTTAACGATAGCGAACAACTACAGCGTTTTGCAGGACTTTACCAAAAGTCTTTGGAAGACATCAAAAAAGCAGAAGATTCCGCTCGCTACAGCGGAACAGTTATGACCATGTCTGTCCAAGGTGATCCTGGGTCTCTTGTTCGTAGGGGTGCGTAATGTCTACAAATTGGGTTTTAGATTTATTTAACATTGTCCAAGAAGGGGGCGGAAACCTTCTTACAGAAGATGATCTGTATATCTGCCTGCAAGAATTTAATAACACTGATTGGGAAATAGAGTCGGCAACCGGCAATGGCTAAAGAACTCTTTGACATCAACGGACAGCAAGTCGGCTTTTCTCTTAACACAGATTTGTCACCCTACGACATGCCGCCT